TAAACTTTTATCTATATAATGTAGGAGTGCCCTATGCGAATAAAGATTATTCCGAAGAGCATAATCATTATTGTAGGTTTCAGAAAAAGAATCCTCACACACCAGCAATGATGGTCAATTTTGGTGTGGATAGAGATACGTTCATGAATTTTATGGATGACGTATTATTCCAGGAAAAGGTATGAGCGAAGAATTACAATACATTTTAACAGATAGTTTAATCATAACTAAAAAGTTTAGATCCCCTAACGAATTTTCACTTTACATCGAGGGAAGAGTTGCGGCACAGGATATTAGTTATATGGAAGCAATAATTCAATATTGCGAAGAAGTAGATATAGACATTGAATCTATTTCCAAATTAATAAACCAATCTTTAAAAGACAAAGTACAAATAGAAGCAGAAGACGGCAACTATTTTAAAAAGAGAGGGAAATTACCCCTGTGACTATGGATGAATACTCAGTGTATAAAATGTATATAGCTTTGAAGTTACATTTTACTACCGACAATTATGATGTTATAGCTCAGAGAGGTAAAGTAAGAGCTAGCAGACAAGCTTTCGCAAAACGCAAAGATTTATATTCAATTAAAAAGGTATCCAAAACATATACAGATGAAGAAGTTGCTAATTTCCTAGTTGCGAATTTTACATCAGGAGATCGTTGGGGAGGACTATTTGATTCCGAAGCAAGTGAGCGATATGCCGAGTGGAAAAAACGAGTTGAAAGTTTAACCTATATTTTCACTAATGATTTGGATAAATTACTTGAGGATTTAGAAACAGATAACAAACAATTTGACGATGCTTTTAAAATCACAAAAGCACAGCATCCATATATAATTAAAGCATTTCTTAGAAAAACGATAACACTGGAAACTTTAGTTATATTAGAAAAGATTAATCCCTTTCTAATACAATTTGACACAGACCTCAGCAATGACATTATGTGGCCAGATATATCAAGACTGATAAGAAAATACAAACCATTTTTACAGTTTGATAAGGAAAAGTTTAATGGAATACTTAGACGAAGAATTGGACATAACATCGCAGAAGATTCTGCGTCTTGAGAAAGAGATTGAAGTGACAAGAGAATTATTAGGACAAACTATTGAGTCATTAAAAGAGACTCAAAGGTATCTGGTAAAATTGGCATATAATCAGGCAGACGTTACACGCAAGGTCTCTCATTGGCCATTCATTGCAGTTTCGTCAGAGAAAGATAATTGATAGGAGTTTATTAAAAATTCAAAATGAGCAAGAAGAGATATAATGATATAGAACGAGACAAGGAAACAAAGTTTCGGGCAATTAAGAAGAAAAATGCTATAGACAAGCATAAGAATCTTATATATAATATTGCATCAGCTAAGAAATTAGATGATGACAATGGAGAGTTAGATTATGATTATGCGACAGTACTCAAAATCAAACGACGTTAATACTAAACATACAATTTATACACCGCTAATACGAAAGGCAAATTATGGCATTCACATCACTATCTGATCTAAGAAAATCCCGCGGCGGATTTGACTCCCTCATGAAAGAGGTAGAAAAGATCGCAAACCCCCAAGCAGAATCACGTGGCGCAGATGATCGCTTCTGGTCTCCAGAAGTAGACAAAGCAGGCAACGGTTATGCTGTCTTACGATTTTTACCTGCACCTAAAGGCGAAGACTTGCCTTGGGTTAGAGTTTGGAATCATGGATTCCAAGGTCCAGGTGGAAAATGGTACATCGAAAATTCTTTAACTTCTGTAGGTAAAGCAGATCCTGTATCTGAATATAATACAGAACTTTGGAACTCTGGTTCTGAAGCAAATAAAGAAATTGCTCGTAAACAAAAGCGCAAGCTAAGTTACACAACTAATATCCTTATTGTTAAGGATCCCGCTCATCCAGAGAATGAAGGTAAAGTATTCCTTTATAAATTTGGTAAGAAGATCTTTGATAAGATTAAAGACATGGCTGAGCCACAATTCCAAGATGAAAAACCAATCAATGTGTTTGACTTCTGGGAAGGCGCAAACTTCAAGTTGAAGATTCGCCAGGTTGAAGGCTATCGTAATTATGATAAGTCAGAATTTGAAGCAGCAAGTCCTGTTGCTGAAGACGATGCTGATATTGAAAAAATCTGGGCTAAGCAACATTCATTGACACAGTTCTTGGATGAAAAACACTTCAAGTCTTATGACGATTTAAAGAAGAAATTCGAAATGGTTATGGGATTGAGTGGTTCTGCTGTTCCAGGCAAACGTGCCGAAGAGATTGATCTTGAGGAACAAGTATCAGCTCCAAAGCAAAGCTTCACACCAAAGACAGAAAAGGCGCCCGTTAAGGCGCCTGCTAAGGAAGTAGACTTTGAAGATGACGATGAGTCTTTATCCTACTTCGCAAAATTAGCTGAAGATTAAAAAAATATCTTCATTTGATCAAACCCCGCTTCGGCGGGGTTTTTACTTATTAGCGTACAGAATCCATTAATCGACCATTCCCCCTAAGATAATCATTTACCGCAGTGGATTGATTTCTTGGCGTAGCTGAAGCATAATTTGCGGAAGAACTTTCTCCCGATACATTATTATTAGTATTATTAACAATAATAGGTGCACTAGATTTATTTGCATCTGAAGCCAGCGATGTCTTTTCATCTGTGACTTCTTTCATTAAACTTGTCTTATCTGTTTTCTTTGGTGTAATATTGTTAGTAGGATTTAATGCATTAGATGCCTTTGATCCGGCATCTTGCGTCTCGACATTTTCCAAAGTATTTTTTTGTAGTTTTTGTGCTGCTATTTTTTTATAGTCCTCGGCAGTTACAGGTGCCTTCATACCTGGACCAAACCCTAATTTATCTGGTTTTTCTTTTTTTGCAATTGCATTATCTAGTTCTCTTATTTGGGATTGTGTTGGATTCTGTATTCTTTCTGCTTTTCTTTCCTCACCCTTATTACCTTGTAATTGTATTGCCGCAGCCATAGCAGTATCATCCCCACCGCCAGAATTAGATAATGTTTCTAAAGAATCGTTGTCTAATTTGCTTAAATAATTTGCTGCGCCATATGTTAATGCTGCACCACCTACAGCCACAGTTCCTAAAGCACCTGCTGCCAATAATGGAGATGCTGCAGTGGCGGCAGCAACCGGCGCAACAGGCGGGCCGGGTGGCACAGGTGGCACAGGTATAGGTAATTTATTTAAATTTAAACTTTCTATTGCTGTTTGTAAATTGTAAAATCCATCACTTAATGCGTCTTTAAGTGTTTTTCCTAACACATCAAACTGAGGTTTTAAATTTTTACCTACAGAAACACCAATAGAATCGGGTATTTTTTCTCCGGTTAAACCGATACCCTCGGTCGTAGTTTCAGATGCTTCCTTAGATTTAAATAACGCTGGTATTTGTTTTTCTTTATTTGATTTTATTTTATTAGCTGTGTTTTCTTTTTTATCGGGATTTGATTCGTTTATTTTTTCTGTAGTATTTGCAATCTCGGGTTGTTCTATATTTTGTAAATTGTCTTTTAGATCATTAATACTAACAAATGTCTTATCCGCAATAGCCTGCATTGTTTTAGTATGTTCAAGCATTTGTTCTTGATACTTTGAAGAACTTACCATATTCTCCAAAATACTTTTTAGAACATCTAAATCGTCTGTTTGTTCTTTTTCTTTTTTTGCTATTTCTTGTTTTTCTGCAGGTTTAGATTTTTCGTCTTTGAATTTATCTTTAATTGCATTAGAAGAGTATGAGATAAAATCATTTAATTTATCCGAAAACTTGTCAAATAATACTCCAGGTATATCGTTTACTTTAGTATCACCCTCAAGTTTATTCTTATCCTTTTTACCGCTTTTTTCTAATCTGTCGTCGGATCTCATCTGTCTTGTTACTTTATCAACTAAAGTTTCTAAGACTTTTGTCTGACGATCTATTTGCTCGCCTTGTTGTTTTAAATTTTCTAAGACAGCTCGATCTGCGGCATTTAATGATTGTGCATTTGTAGGTAACATTACTGGTTATTCCTGAAATTTTTTTGTTTTATTTTCTCATTCTCTTCATTGATTTGTGTAATAATTAATGATATATAAGTATCTCTTTCCCATGGTATCATATTTTCTATTTCTGTAAGAGAGTAATTATATTTGGTTATTAGCGTAGAATTTAACGTAAAATAGTTTAAAAGGCCCTCATGGGAAAGGGTCAGACGAAAAAATTTTGCAGTCCTTCAAGTGTCATAGTATTATGTGTACCGCACTTATCACAATCTTGTTCTATATGCTGTACTAATTTTGGCATAGTTAAAAAGAAATTTTCTATCATCTCAAACTGATTTTTAGAAAAAGAATTTGTAAATTCTAATAATTCTTCTTTGGTATAATCGTCGTATATCTTATCTTCGGTGTATACAGCTTTTATACAACTACTTAATAATTCTACTATTTTATCTGATTTAAAATTTTGATAGATATTAATCATCTCGTCAAACTTAGGATATCTCATTTCGATAATAATACTATCTGTTAAATTAATTTTAGAATTATGATCTGGAGATTTTTCCACAAAAGCCTTTGTTAAATCTAAATCCAAAGATATTTGATTATCACAATTATTACAATTTAACAATAGGTTAGTTATTTCCCCTATAGATTTTGCTCGCATATTTAAAAAGATATATTCAATATCAAAATTTGCTAATGTATCTATTTTTAATTTATTAAATGTGCAGGCGTCAACTAATTCTGTGACAACACGATTAATTTCCGCATTTTCTGTATCCAATGTTGTTAAAAGTATTTTATATTCTTTTACAAGAAATGGTCTGAATGTTATTTTCTCTCCAGATGAGGGAAGAATCAATTCATATATTGGTGTTTCTAATTTTGGTAAAGCCATAATATTCCTTAATAATTTTATTCGAATCTATATCTGTTTATATACGTGTCACTATTAAATCTAACTTTTCTATAGGCAAAATTAACAGTTAATTTGTGTACTGCATTTTGCGCTGTGCTATCTAATTCTATCATACCTATATTTCTAGGAAAAGCATTTTCTAATTTTACAAAATAATCGTCTTTTTTATCTATGGCAACTTTGAATCCATCTTCTCCGGAAATACCTTGTTCGGTTATTTCTGTTATTTGCCGTATAAAAATATCTGTGGTATATTGACTATTTCCTTCGTCATAATTGGCATTGTATTCAAAAGGATTTATTATCTTATTCATCCATACATCAAAGTATGCTTTTAATTCCATTTTGCGATCCACAAGAAAGGTTAGGGAAACGCCTTCTCCTCCGTAGTCTATACTATATGGTCTTTTATATGTTGGACCAGCAATTTTTAATTCTCGTACACCAATACTTGTAGGAGGAAAGGAAGCAGATTGACAAAATATATTAAGTAAGAAAGGTATAGTTCCCATCTGTCCTCCTTGTCTTAAACAAGGCGGGGAAATTATGTCAACATCAAATAAATTAGTTTTTGCTAAACCTCTATTATTTACTTGAGATATAAAATTTTGTAAAGATGAACTCTTATTTGCCATTTATAATACCTATATTTTTTTTGTAGTATCGCGCCAAACTTTAGCTTTTGACGGATCGTTTCCTGAATCTGATTTGAATCTTTCAACAGGCAACATAGATGCAGTGATCCAATCTGTATAATTTATTTTTAAAAATCTTGATCTTAGATGTGAACTCAAATAATGTTTGACACACGCAGTTGCTGCCAAATACTTAGATGAACTATTTAGTATTTGCCAAGATATTTGTATTCTTGTATTTTCATTTATTCTTTTATCCAATGTTAATTTATTTAGATCACCCAACAATTTAAATCTAGCTAAATAAGGAAGATAATGAAGATTAATACCTAGAAAACCATCCTTAACAATTTGAAAAGGTAATACTAAAGGAACCGCATCATAATAGGGTAAAGTCTTTTTAAGCTTAGGATCATACATAAACAAATACATTTCACCTGGACGTATTCTTGAGGTTAATTTTTCATTTCTTAATAGTTGAGTTCCAGATAAATTTGAACCAAGATTTTTAACCTGTTCTCTATACCAATAGTATGACTTCTCAGCATCGCCTGCTTTCATACTAACAGTTTGGAATATATTATCAGCCATTCATTAGTCCTAAATCTTTTTCGGTTAATACCATAAATTTCATATTCCTATCTTGACAAAACTCAAACGCTGCTTTCCATTTAGCTTCATTTACACCATACTGAAAGACTTCATCTATAAAAGCTTTTGTTTTCCTTGCAGGGATTATAGGTGGTTTAGTAAATCTTTCGGGTTTTA